GTCCTGCATTAGAGGCTAAAGCTCGCGAGACATTTGCTGCGGAACGTAGCATTCCTCCTGATTCCAGCCCTGAGGCATTTTTAATTGAAATAAAGGTTGCCTATCAAGAAATAGGTTGCTTAGAAGAATTTGAAAATTATTGCAGACAGGAAAAAATAGAATCATGGTAACTTATAATCTTCCTCTTGTAATATCAAGAAGTTTTATGAAGAAGCAGGCAAGAAAGATTCAAAAAAGAATCGCCAAGCGAAATAGAGTAAAATTTAAACCCATAATGTATGTCAAAGAAAAAACCGAGTAAAGGATTCAAAATTATTGCAAACGAAAAAATTGACGAAGCAATCAAACTTCTTCTTATAGAAGGAGAAAGAGAAAATGCTATCAAGATTCTCGAGGAAGCTAAAAAGCTGAATGAAGCGGACCAAAAAGAAGCGATTGATACTATTGAAAGTATCGCTGCTAAAATGGGAGAAGATGGCCAAATGAGGTTATCTGGAACCATGGCCGTGATTGTACAAGTGATTAATAGTCAATTGCCTCCTGTTCTTAGCGAAAAGGTTAAGAAATCAATCCAGAAAGCATTAGCGAAGATGGATAATGAACGTAACGAGGTGTCTAAAGGATAATGTTTAGTTTTATAGTTTCAAAGAAAGCTCCAGATTTTTTCTGGAGCTTTGCTTTTATCTTCTTATTTTGCAGTCTAAAAATAAGAAATGGGTACTGTAAACCAATTCCTTCGAGAGTCAGGCGTAAACCTTAACGAAAGGGGTTTCGAATTTCCTATTCCTCAAAAAATATTTATAGAGAACGACGGCCCTCAAAGAGAGTATAGCGAATACGAGCCGTCTGGAATGAAATCTAAGATAGATAATCTTTTAAATGGGGTTTATGCCTCAAATAACTTCATCGAACTTTTTTACTCTATTCCCGAGGTTTTTGCTCCAGTTCACGAAATAGCCTCAAGAGTTGCAGATGCTAACTGGCAACTCAAAAAGAATTCTGATGATGAGGTTATTTTCAATAATGCAGATTTTAATCGGCTCTTTAGCCAGCCAAACCCTCTTATGGCAATGCGCCAATTCGTTTACCAGGCGGTATGTTATGAAATACTAACAGGAAAAGAGCTTTTCTACTTCAACAAAGTAAATGTATTCGGCGAAAAAGCGAAAAATATTGTTAACTGGTGGAATCTTCCTGCTCCTAAAATAGTAGCAACTCACAAAGACGACTTTGACCCTTACTTCGCAACTCACCTTTCGGATTTTATCAAAAACTGGAAAATACCAAGCTATAACAAACAGAAACCCGATAAAACCTTTGAGCCTGATAGCGTATTGCCTTTATTAAACTTCGACTTAAACCAACCTTTTAATTTTAATACCACTGTTTCTTTCCTAAAGGGAGCTGAAAAAGCTATCCGCAACCTTATCCCGGTTTACGAAGCTCGTGGCGTTATATATATAAAGAGAGGCGCTTTAGGTTTTTTAGTGAGCAAAAAGAGTGATGAAAGTGGAATGATCTCCTTAACTAAAAAAGAAAAAGCTGAAGCGCAGACCGATTTTAATTCTAGCTACGGGCTTACAGCAGGAAAAGAAACTATAGGTGTCACGTCCGTTCCTTTAGAGTTCATACGTACTAGTATGTCCATACAGGAATTACAGCCTTTTGACGAAACTGCTGCTGATGCTGCTGCCATTTATGCGACACTGAGAGTTCCTGCACACTTGCAACCTAGCAAAGATAAAAGCACTTTTAATAATGCGGACACCGACTTGAAGTCTTTCTATACGGACGTTATTATACCATGGGCAAAAAAATATGCTCAACTATGGACTCCTTATTTTGAGTTTAGCCGTGGGTATATCGAGCCTGATTATAGCCATATATCTGTACTTCAAATCAACAGAAAAGAAAAATCTGCTGTCGATAAAATACAGGGAAGTATCTGGACAGAAAGATGGCTAAATAGTGCCTGTAGCCTTAACGAATGGATACTGGCAAACGAAGGATTTCCGGGTACTGGATCCTTATACGAGAAAAAATTACTTGATCTTACTCCAGAAGAACTGTTAAAGGTTGGGGAAATAATGAACTTAAAATCAAAAAGCAATGATAACGACGAATCTACAAAGCAACCCAAAGTTGAAAAAGAGGCTAAAGGAACTGAAACTGAGAGCCGGACTTGAAACTTATAGACACATTCCGATAGAGTTCCGCTCTAAAGCAGGGAAAGACGATTTCAAGCAAAAGCTTGAAGAGAGAAAAGTTTGCGGATATCTTTGTTCGTGGGGTAATAAAAATCTTCATGAAGAAATCTTTGTCAAAGGTTGTTGTGCAAAAAGTATTAGCGAAAGAGGTCCTAAATCTTCCTCTAAGTACAAAATAACTTTTCTATGGCAGCATCACCAAGATGATCCTCTTGCCTTGTTTGCAGTCTTAGAAGAAGATGATTACGGATTGTATTTCGAAACTGCTCCATTGGACGATGTACCTAATGCTGACAGATGCTTAAAGCAAATCAAGAGCGGAACTTTAAACCAGTTCAGCATGGGGTTTGACTACGTGTACGACCGTATTGAGTACGATGATGCTAATGATGCTATCGTTCTTTTAGAAATAATTCTTTTCGAGGGTAGCGTTGTAACAATCGCTAGCGACATGAATACGTATGCTCTAAGAAATGTTGAACAAATTATTGAATTACACGACGAAATAGAAGATTTCGTATTAACTTTACCCCGGAAAGATAGGGCACAAGCCCGACAGTTGTTTACTAGACAGAAAGCACTTATTGACTTAGAGCCGTTCACTTCAAATGAAGAAACACTAAAAGAAGATAAGCCGGAAACTGAACAAACAATCAACTGGGATTTAATCATTAACAATATTTAAAAATTTCAAAATGAAAAAAACCTTTATTCAATTTGCCGCTCAATCAAAAGTAGGCAAACTGCCTAAAATGCAGTCGAGACGTTTTCCGGGTCATGCTCGCCATGGTTATGCTGCGTATGAAACAGATGCTCCTCCAGCTGATAGCCCGGAAGCTAAAATCCTGGAAAAAATTAAAGGACGTGTGGCCGAAGAAGTTCGCTCACAAGGCCTGACAAACGGTGCTGCCGTTGAAAAAGCAATTACTGAAACTCTGAAAGGTTTAAACCTGGAAGCTTTAAGGGCTTACGGTACTGACAAAGAAGGGTTTGAGTTACAGGTTCGTAACCTTGCGGCCGAATTTGCAAAAATACCAAAAGCCGGTGCTGCTCCAGCGAAAGTTGTTCGTGGCGCCGAAATTAAAAGAGTTTTGGATGCAAACTGGAAAGACATCGAAACTTTAATGAGAAACAAAGGAACTAAAGGTTCTGTAGTTTTGAATGTTCGTGCTGCCGTAATTATGGATATGAACGATGCTATTACAGAGCCCGTTGATATGCCAGACGACATTATCGAATCGTTTAGCCTGGAAACTTTTATCAAAAAGCGTAGGCCTGTTGAATACCTTTGGGAGCTGGTAAGCCGGAGAACAGTTGCAGCAATTACCGAATACAAATCATGGCTTGAAGAAGGCGGTGAAGAAGGCGCTTTTGCGATTGTTGCCGAAGGAGCTGTTAAGCCCTTGATGAGCAAAAAACTGGTAAGAAACTTTACCAAATATCGCAAGATAGCCGGTAAAAGAGTTTACACCGAAGAATTTCCAAAATTCAGAAAGGAAGCATTTAATATCATTGAAGATTTGTTTAACGACAAATTAATGAGAGATTACAATGCTGTATTGGTAACTTCTCTTTTGGCCAAAGCTGCCACTTATGTAGGTACTGCTTTAGACGACCAATATACCAATCCTACAGATTACCATGCTGTTGGCGCCGTTGCTTCTCAGATGGAAACTTTGGAGTTCTACCCTGACCTTTTAATAATCCATCCTCAGGACAAATGGAGAATTGGACTTTCTCAAAACAGTAGCGGAGATTTCTTTAATGCTTCTATTCCTATTTATAACCCTTCTGGAAATGTTTCAATGTTAGGATTCAGGGTGTTCACTTCAACCAGAATGGATATAGGATGGGCTATCCTAGGCGAAAGCGGATTGTATAAAGTTGAAGACGAACCAATTCAAATCAGGTTGGGTTACGGTATTGACGTTGTTAAAGACATAAACGGATTTGTAACCGATGTTAGCTCCGATGTGGATACCAATAGGTTCCGTATCATTGCTGAAACATTCTTCCACGATTGGATTGGTAGTGAGCACCTGGGGTCTTTTGTAAGGTTCAACTTCGCAACCGTGAAAGCTGCTCTGTTGAAGCCATAATTCTTAAACAATTTTTATCACAATACACAATCTAACGAAATGGCAAAAGGATTTAAAAAACCTATCCCAAAAGAAAAGACTGTTCTTCCGGTTGACGGAGTTGAGATCGAATGGACCGAAAACGAAAAGAACGTCTTTAAAAAAGCGGGCGATACCGAAATCGTTCACAGAGAGCAAGCTTTGAAATTTGTAGCAAAAGGATTCGCTACAATGGTAGAAGATGGCGAAACTGAAAAAATGGCCCGGACAACTGAATCTCTTTAACTTTAACCGATGTTAGTAAGCACAGACCTTTTTAAAATAGATACTGAGATAGGACAGACTAATGACGAAAACGTTATTGCTGATCTTCAGCAACATATTGAAAAATATGAGCCCGAGTATCTTGAAGCAATGTTTGGTTATTCAACCGCCTTGCTTTTATCTGGCAATCCTGATACTGAGCCTTGGAAATCTGTAATAGAAGGAGCTGTGTTTACTGGCATTAATTTAGAGGAAAAGTGGAAAGGTTTAGCTGCTGCCGGAGATAGTCCTATCGTGTACTATGTTTACTATTGGTACCTTAGGAATAATTCTAGCAATAGCACCGGAGGAGGAGAATCGATAATTCAAAAACTAAATTCTAGGGTAGTAACAAATCGTAGAAAGCAGACTTGGGCATGGAATCGTATGGTTGATTTAAACTGGCAATGTGTAAGATACATGAAAGCTAACTCGACTCTATTTCCTGACTGGAATGTTTATGCAGCAATAAGCTTAAATAACAACTACCATAATTTTTTTACAAAAATCAACTCCTTGAATTTATGAACGAAGAGTTAAATAATCCTGAGTTTTTTTTACCCGATGTCATGCAAGAGGTTGCGGCCTGGGCAGCTATAGAATTAAATATTCCTATTAATTTTGACCACGGATATATCGAGGAGATAAATCTAAGGTTGACTAAAAAGAATTCCACTGCCGCTGGCAAATTAAAAAAATTCCCGTTAGTATGGCTGGTTTCTCCTTTTTCAACTCGTAAAGGAGAATCTTTTGACATATTCGCAAAGCATAAAGTCCGAATCTTGATAATAACAAATTCTCAAAAAGATTCGAACACAAGAGATAGGTTCGATAAACAATACAAACTATTGCTTTCGAAGATAGCTCTCAAAGTAATCGGGGGACTTAACGAAAATAAAGCTATAAAGTCGGAGATAACAAGGCCTTACAACGAAACCTACAATGGTTTTTGGGGCGAAAGGCAAAAAAGTGTTTTTGATGATGTAGTAGACGTTTTAGAACTCGAAGAATTAGAAATTTCAATTTTAAACAATCAAAACTGTTAAATTATGTCAATAAACCTTTGCGATAAAGTCGGTTCAAATACTGGCGCTATCAAATGCGATACAAGACGTGGCCGTCCTGTAAGTATGATGTACGGTGGTAAGGTATTCTCTTCAGAGGAATACTCTACTCAAGATGCTTTTAAGGCTGCCGTAAAAGCTTCCCTTGCTCTTCCTAATGGGGATAGTGATAAGCTTTTCCCTATTCAGGAAAACGTTGGTATGAACGACCAAACTTCTGCTCCAAAAACTTCTACCTTAGGATCTTATGGTCCAGAAGTTATCTTAGTAGATGGACGTTCTGCTTACGAATTCGATCTTGCAGTGAATTACCCTTGAAAAGAAACTTCGTCAGCTAAACGGCGAAATGTTGCCTTTCTTTATCTGGGATGATAAGAAAAATATGTGGGGAACTGATAACGGAGAAGGTGGATTCGTGGGAGTTGACTGTATCGTTTCTGTTATCCCTAAACCATTTGAAGATGGAAAAGATGCAAGAGTAACCAGGTTTAAAATTTCCGTAGTAAGCGAATCTCAATTCGTTGACGACGCTGCCTATGTTCCGGCTAAAAACATGAAAGCTTCAGACTTTAAAGGTATGAACGATGTTGAAGTTGGCTATATGAGCGGGGACGAAACTAAAATGAGAGTTTCTTTAAAAATGCCGACTTCTATTATGGGAGTATCGTTAGACCTTTTTGACGATTATAAAGCCTCCGCCCTTGGACTTTCTACCTTAGCATGGGAAGCAAAAGGAATTACTCCTGCTGGAGTAGAGATGCCATTAGGAGTTGATGCCGTTGCTGTTACCGAAGGAGCTTCCGCTCCTGCTACTGCTGGAAAGGGCTTCTTGTTGACATTTGATGCCGTTGAAGCTGCTGCTCTGGTAGCCGGAACTAAGGTTTATGTAAAACTCGTAAATACTACTTCTTTACAAGTTCTACTTATAAAAGGAATAGAGTCTGTGAAAGAGGCAACTTTTACAGTGGTATAATTCTTTTTAAAACCAATATCTTAAAGCCAATGGGTAGGACTAAAAGCCCTACCCATTTTTATTATGAAAAGTATCAGAGAATTAATAAAAGTAGTAGAAAAGTTTGACCCTTTAAAAGGTATAAAGCAAGCTG